AACGAATACGAGGTCGCAAAGGCATAGATGCGCAGGGGTGATAAGGTTACAATCATTGGCGCATATTACCCAAACGAAACCGTTATATTCACAGGTTACATTGCAAAGATTAACAACAATGTACCTATTGAATTATTATGCGAAGATGAAATGTTTTTGTTGAAGCAGGCCATAGCACCAAACTTAACTTTTAAGTCGGTTAATTTGCGCACGTTTTTAGAGAAAATGCTTGAAAACACCTCAACACCATTCAAGGCCATCAATGCTGAATTAGGACAATTTAGGTTACAAGGAGCAAGCATCGGTAAGGTGTTGCAAGTATTACGTGACCAATATGGTTTATATTCGTTCTTTGTCGATGGCGTTTTAAAGGTAGGTTTGCCATTCTATAAAGATACAGCGCAATCGGCCGTGTTTCTGTTTGAGAAAATGATATACGATGGTATGGAGTTGACATACTTAAAGAAAGATGATGTTAAAGTCCAAGTCAAAGGTATATTGATTAAGAACAATGACCGTGAGGAGTTTACTTATGGTGACCCAACAGGTGATATTCGCACAGTGTTTCAATACGGTGGAACGAAGGCCGATTTAGATCTTAAGTGCAATTCGTTTTTAGAGCAGGCGAATTACACAGGTTATTATGGCAGTTTTAAAACGTTTTTAGAACCGAAAATGATACCCGGTGATTATGCCATTGTTGACAGTTGGAAGTTCCCAGAACGCAAAGGAACGTACCTCATCAAGTCAGTAACAACAGAGGTAAGTGTTGATGCAGGTGGCAAGCAGACAATTGAATTAGAACGTAGAATATTATGAGTAAGGAAGTAACGGACATAAGGCAAGCAATACAAGCGTTAAGCGGTATCACTGAATTAACTTATGAGGGTGTAGCGTGCAAGGTGAGCGACATTGATTTGGCTACGTTCACTTGCACATGCACCCCAATTAACGGAGATGCAGAGTTCTTTGATGTGCTACTCAATGCCGATGCCGACAAAGGATTTACATTGATACCCAAAGATGGAAGCGTTGTAATCGTACAACAAACATCACAAGCAACGGCCTACGTTAGCATGGTGAGCAAGGTTGACCAAATATATTTGGCAGGCGATGCGAATGGTGGGTTGGTTAAGGTGCAAGTGTTGAATGCTGCATTGAATAACTTGCAAACAGAGATTAATACGTTAAAAATAGCAATAACGGCACTTATGGCAGGTTATGCTCCTATTGATGGCGGTGCTGCGCTTGGGGTGTTTACATCACTTGTATTACCACAAATAAATATTTCACAAATAGAAAACAACACAGTCAAACATGGCAACGGCTAAAGATTTCTTGCAAAACAACGATAACGATTTGCTAATTGAAAACAACGATTTCGTTATCGGCAACAGTGATGAAGACCACATTGTTGACATTATCAATTCAGCGCAGGGCGATTGGAAGGAATACGTGCTTTGTGGTGTGAATATTGATAACTATCTCAACAGCAGTGGTGCGCAGTTGCAATTAAAGAAACAGATACTATCACAACTTGCGCAGGATGGGTATTCATCAATAACGGTTAACTTCAGCGATAACAATTCAACTAACTTTGAGGTCGATGCAATACGTAGTTAAACAAGGTCAAGTGATTTACGATGTTGCCGTGCAACTTTACGGTGATGCTCAATATTCGGTTAAGTTATGTACGGATAACAACATAACGATAACCGACTCAATTGAGGGCCTTACATTGACTTATGATGAATTTATAAAGAAGAACATCATAGCCGCAGCGATAAAGCAGCAGAACACACCACAGCAACCCGATAACAGCTATTATATTAAGCAAACTCAATCTGTTTATGATTTAGCGTTGCAATTTGGTTACGGCATTGATGAAGTTGCCAATTTTTGTCAACTCACAGGGTTAAATATTACTTCGGATAGCGTGGGCGGACAAATAATTCAAGTTACTAAATTGCCTAATAATTTACCTCTTAATAGTATATTTGCCACACAGTTTTTTGAGGAACAAGTGGTGGGTTATATACTAATGGAAGATGGGTTTTACTTGTTGCAGGAAAACGATAATAAATTACTACTATAATGGCTGATAAAAAGATAAGTGGCTTAACATCCGCAGGTGCGTTAGCAGGCACGGAGCCAGTGCCAATTGTGCAAGGTGGTGTAACGGTTAAAACAACCGTGCAGGATATTGCAGACCTTGCCACCCCAGACTTGCAACAAGTGTTAGATGCGGGAAATATATCGACAACGGTATTGAGTATTGATGATGGTTTAGGAAATAGAACATCAGTTGTTGAGAATGGAGTAGTTATTCAAAACGCATTATTAGGCGGTGTAGCGGTTATTAGTTCACCAACATTAGATGAAAATGTTACCTTTGAACTACCCGACAAACCCGCAGGAACAGAAACCTTTGCAATGTTGAGTGATTTAACAAGTGGCGGTATCACAAAGGCAACGGCAGCGGGTACAGATACATACACAACAACAATAGTGGGCGTTACAGGTTATGCCGATGGCGATACCTACTTGATACGATTTACCAACGGCAACACAACGGCAGCAACGTTGAACATTAACACGCTTGGGGCTAAATCACTATTCCGCAATAACGATGGTGCTTTGATTGGTGGCGATATATGGGATGGTGCTGAAATGCTTTGTGTATTCAACACAACATTAGACGGATTTCAATGTATCGGAACTTCCCCTAATAGCTTGTTCGCGTATGTTACCAATGCTGAAACAAGCACTACAATTACAAAGGGGCAAGTAGTGTATGCCTTTGGTGGTACAGGTGATAGAATGACCGTTAAGTTAGCAAACAATACAAGTGATGCTACATCAGCAAGAACAGTTGGTGTTGTGTTTTCAGCAAGTATAGCAGCTAATCAAAAGGGTATAATTATTTTGCAAGGTTTAATTGAGGGGTTAAGCATATTAGGTTCACCATTTGTTGACGGTGATAGTGTTTACTTGGGAGCAACAAATGGAGCGATAACAAGAACAAAGCCATTTGCACCAAATCATTTAGTTTATGTTGCAACGGTAACAACTGCAAGCGCAGGTTCAGCGGGGCGTATGTACGTGAAAGTGCAGAATGGTTATGAACTTGATGAATTGCATGATGTAAGTGCACAAACGCCTGCCGACAGTAACACATTGGTTTACAATTCATCAAACGGTTTATGGGAAGCCAAATCATTGAGAATAAGCGATAACACAAATGGAACGGCAGTTACAGGAACAACAGCAAACACGCTTTCAAAAAGTTTACTTGTTCCCGCAAATACGCTCAAAGCAAATTCAATTGTTAATTTGATTGCAAGGGCAGCAAAGACAGGCACGGCAGGCACTATTCAATTAAGATTATATTGGAATACAACTGCATCATTAACAGGTGCAATATTATTAGCAACAACAACAGCCAACGCAGCAAGTAGTGTATTCTCACAAATGTCAAGATGGATACCTGTTGAGGTGGCAAATGGAACGGGTAACGGAACGAGAATGTTTACAGCAACAACATTCGCAACAGCTGATTTTGGAGTGTCAACGGCTGCTTTATCAACACTTGCACTTGATTGGACAGTAGACAGTTATTTGATTTGTGCAATACAAAATGGTTCGGCATCCGATAGTTCAGTGTGTAACGTTTTATCAATAACTTAATATGACAATATACAACAAGCAAGTAACAAGCACATTTTTTGAGCAAATAGATGAATTGGGCTGCCACATTGAATTAGATGGGTGTGTAACATTCGTTTACCTTGCCGATACCGAATATAGAACAATGGAAGAACTTAAAAAAGCAGTTGAAACTTTATGAACCAAGACATAGCGCAAGCGCATAGCACAGTTACCGACTTATTTGGCGGTACTATTATGGGTGCTATACTGCAAGTAATTATAGGCACAACTACTTTATTTGTTGAACTTTATACATCGGGAGTTGATATGGATGAATTTACCAAGTGGGCAATTAAGATTGGTTCGCTAATCGTAGTTATTCTCGGTATTGTTAACGGTTGGCTTGCGTACAAGAAGAACAAAATCGAGTTAGCTAAATTGCAGAATGAGCAACGAACTAATAACAATAGTTAAGCCATTCATTGCGGTTGTAATTGTAGCCGTTGCCTTTGTAATCGTTATGCGCGCGGAGTATCGAAAGGCAGTTAAAACGGTGCTTGGGGCGGTGTTGGTTTGGTTAGGTTTGCGAGATTGAATTTAATTACTATCTTTGCGGCAAACTAAAACAAAAAACGTTATGAAAAAGGCATCGAGATTTACACAAACCGTTGCAACCTTTATGGCTGCAATGAGTATGATTTCAGCACCAGAGCAAGCCAAAGCAATGGAAGCTACAACACAGAATGAAGTTGCAGGAGCAAACAAACAAGCAACTATCAATCGTTTAGGCAAAAAACAAGGTATTTCAATATCAAACGAAACAGGTGGCCTTGATTTCTCAACAACAAGAATGATGGCCTATCCTTCGCCAATCTACATTCCTTACTATCATCCCAAACAAACTTACCGAGCGCAGGCACGTAAAGCCAAAAGCAGGAAAGCAAGTAAATAAAACTAAAACAAAAACCCTATGAGCCGAAATCAAAGAAAATTATTCCAATCGACCGTTTTTGCGGTCATTTCAGTAGTCATGAACACAGCCGTGTTGCATGACATTAAGATTATTATATTAGAGATTATTACAATGGAAAGCCGATTGCTTCAAGCATTCTGCTGTTTGTCATTAATTGCCGTGCTTGCTACGTTACCTATTACATTATTCACTTGGTATAAAAGTATAAAGGGATGATAACAGCCACACTAACACGCATACCGCAGCCAAGTCAAATGCTCGGTAAATTAATCGTGAGGGAAAACAACGCAGTTATATTCGAATGCGATACCATTGAACTTCCATACTTGAACAACAAGCCACAAGTGAGTTGCATACCAAAAGGTGCTTATCAAGTGGTGTATAGAGAAAGCGCAAAGTACCCAAGGCACTATCATGTGTTAGACGTGCCCAATAGAAGTTTTATCCTTATACATCAAGCCAACTATGTAGGCAGTAAGAACCCAAGAACGCATAAACCCGATTTGCTTGGGTGTATAGGTGTGGGCAGGGGATATGCTGACTTGAACGGTGATGGGATAGTTGAACTAACAAGGTCAAATGCAACACTAAAACAGATGCTTGCAGTTATCGGTAAGAAACCATTTACATTGACAATATTATGATTAAAGGCAAACGATACAACTATTCGGGCAAGGTCATTACTTACCTAAGATTGGTAACTATACCCATTGCAGGACACATGATGCCACACATGGAGTTTATGGCCGAAAGCGGTGCTAAGTTTACCATGACCATAAAGGAGTTTGAACGGTTGAAATTACAAGAAGTGATATGAGCGAAGCGGTTAATCATCCAAAGCATTACGGTGGCAAGGACAACCCGCTCGAAGTCATTAATATCATCAATCATTACAAGTTAAACTTTGAATTGGGCAACTTAATTAAATACGTGTTACGTGCCGATAACAAGGGCAACCGTAAACAAGATTTGCAAAAAGCATTGTGGTACTTACAATATGAAATTAACAAACATGAAAATACTTGATAGCTTTAAGAATATAAAGGGCAACTATTCAGCACGTAAGTTGAGCTCATTCGTAGCTGTTGCAACTTCGATATACATCACAGCAAGGTTGATACCCGAAGCCGCTCAAATCGATGCGCTTTATGCTTGGTTGATATTCGCAGCCGTGTGTATGGGAATTGTAACGGTTGAGCAGATAGTTAACTTACGGAGCAACACGCAAGCACCGGCAACCAAAGTAGACATGAGAGAAGAGGGGGCAGGATGCTAATACTCAACCCCCGAATAATGACCTTTAAGTTTACCGTGCCGGACATGCAACCGAGCGAGGGCATTCAAAAGATTGCAGGATTTTCACGCGGGCATCATCATGTTGACAGCGTGCGCATAGGCATCAATAGAAGCGAAGATACAAGCACTTGCAGATTGTTTCTTTACACGTACTTGAACGGCAAACAAATAAGCAAGTACATTGGCGAGGTGCAAGTAGGGGAGTTGTGCCACGTAACATTGAAAATGAGCCGTTATGAATACTATTGCATTGTCAATGATATGACACAAGGGTTTTCGTTTCCGAGCCGTAGAACATTGCCAATCGGTTATACTTTGAAGCCGTATGCAGAGGAAGATCATACCAATAAGCGCATCCCATTCAAGGTCAAAGTTGAAAACATTATAGTAGTATGAGAGTATATCTGCAACTTGCCGCCTTGTTACTTGTGTTGGTGGCCATGACTTACCGTACGTGCCACAGAACGAACATTGAGCCGTTTAATGTTAATCACAACATTGATAGTTTATTGAACCAAACCGAAGTGTTAAGGGAACGTGCAAGAATGGCCGAGGCCAAAAGTAGAATACGAGATACTGTTTATGTAACAAGGGTAAAGTATATTCGCACCATTGCACCGGCAGAGTGTGATACATTCATTCAGTTGGTGGTCCAAGAATGCGATACATTGATACAGATAAAAGAAGTTGAGATTGCCGTTAAAGATAGCGTAATTGTTGCCGACAGCACGCTCATAGTAGCGCAACATAAAGAGATTAGAAAACAGCGCAGGCACAAGCGCATTGCGGTATTGGGGGCGGTAATGATATTTATTTTGTCGGTATTGAATTAATTACTATATTTGACCACGTTTTCATAGGCGTTAAATTTGTTTTAAAGGGCAGTCAGCAATGGCTGCTTTTTTTGTTTTAACAAATTTTTACAATTTTGTAAGTTTTGGTATTGTTTTTATTTTGATATTTGTGCCAACAAATTAAAACAAATAACTATGAAAGCAACAATCAAATTAACAGTAAGCCACAATGAAGTAAACGAAAACTACTCAATCATGTGCAAGCCATCAACATTAAAAGTTCAATTAAATGAAGAAAGAACTAAGTTGGCAAAACAATTCCCATATCTATTAAATATATGGGGTCAACAAATTTGGGATATGCATTATCCAAACACATTTGGCAAATTAATAAAAGCAGAATTTTGCAACTAAAACCAACCCCACGGGGCGCAGCATCCTACACTGCTTAACTTTTAAAACAAACAAACTATGGCATCAATACTCTTACTAATATTCACAACAGCAACGCTCACTTGGGCAGCAACATCACAACGTAATAACGCAAAGAAATGAGACCACACTCCGATCGAAACCAAGGCCGCAAATTGGAGCCGCCTGCCGTGCGCATACGAATACCGCTAATGTACCGAGCGCAAATAAAACAATACGTTAAAAAACTCAAAGCAACTGCCGAATACAAGGCGGTTGTAAAGCGGATAAATGATGAGGATGGGGATTGATTAACGTGATGCAGATACACGCTGTGAGCGTTGGATTGAGGGAGGGGAAATAGCGTGTATGTGCTGTTGCCTGTGTGCGGTGGGATTTTTAGCGTAAGCCAGTTGTAAATTTTTATTAAACATTTTTAGCGTAGGCAAATTTTAAATTAATTAATATGAAAAATGGAATGACAAACGATGAAGTGAATTGCATCGTAAAATTTATTGAAGATTGTACAAAAGTTGGATTGATAACACCGCCAATTGATGATAATGATAAGCACGAATTTGCATCTAAATTTGGAGATGAAATTTTTGGAGAATTTGGAAGATACCAATATAGTGAAAAACAGGAAGTATCATTTAAAATTTATTTGATTTTTGGAGGGGAAAATGTTTAATAAAAATTTACAATTACAGGTAACGGATTGCAGATTGGCGGTCGTTTTAATGGCGCATAGGTGCTGTTATACGCTGCCTTTATTACTAATTTAATTTAAAAACAATAATATGAACGCAAAAGAAAAAGCTACTGAATTAGTAGATAAATACAAACCATTATGCGGTGGTTATTGGGGAGGCAAAATAAATAAAGAATTTGCTAAAAATTGTGCATTAATAGCTGTCAAAGAAATCATAAATTCAAGACCTGCTATAACAGATAGTCAATTTGAATATAATAAATATTGGAATGATGTCAAGTCGGAGTTGCAGTCTTTGTAAGGTTGCTTATAACGTTTTGCAAATATGCGAAGTAACCGACCGCCAAACCCGAAAAATAATAACCTATGTTCGGGGTTAGACGAGGAAGTTGGTTATTGTACTGGTTATTTCGCATATTTGCTGTTATAAGATAGTGGGGGGATTTAGAACGCAAACTGAACGGGTCGCAACCGTAACTCCGACTGTAGCTGGGGAGGCTCGAGAATCCGCTACACCCCCCATTTCTTATAACGTGATGCAGCTAACCGAAGGCAGGGAATTTAACCACAAAATTATGAACGAAATACAGAACTTAAATATAGCACAAAACTTTCTTAGGAGCAGTAAACCCCTGCTTTTGGTTAGGTGCTGTTATGCGAGGTGCTTCTTTCTTAACTCAAATTTTAATTAGGATGAAGAATTTATTAGTATCGTTTTCTGGTGGCGAAACATCAGCATTTATGGCTCAATGGCTTAATAACCACTATGAGGAATATGGCTATGAAAACATAGTATTTGTATTTGCAAACACAGGACAAGAAAACGAGGAAACTCTTGAATTTGTAGAGCAATGTGATAAGCATTTCAAACTAAACATACAATGGATTGAAGCCGATGTAATACACGAATATAGAAAAGGCACAAGGTATTATAGAACCGACTTTGATAATGCAAGTAGGAATGGAGAACCATTTGAGCAAATGATTTCAAAGTATGGAATACCAAACCAAGCCAACCCACAATGCACAAGAGAATTAAAAGGTGCTCCTATTTCAGCGTTTGGTAAAGATTGGTTTAATGGCGAAAAATACCACACCGCAATAGGAATAAGGATTGATGAAGCAGATAGAATGAATGCAAAGGCTAAACAAATGGGGTTTATTTATCCGTTGATAAATAGAAAAATGATACCTGCTTCAAAGCCGATGATTAATTTTTATTGGCGTTCAATGCCTTTTAGATTAGAGTTGAAAGGCTATCAAGGGAACTGCAAGACTTGTTGGAAAAAAGCAGATAAGAAGCTATACCAAATTGCGAAAGAAACACCGAAGTTTTTTGAATTTATGGATAAGATGGAAGAAAAGTATGGAAACTTTTTCCCACCACAAAGAATTGAAAAATGGATAAAAGAAGGAAAGGAACTACCAAAAGACATTACTTTTTTTAGAAACAACAGAAGTGCAAAACAGATACTTGAAGAAGCAAAGAATTGGAATGGAATAATAAAAAATGATGCTGATGAATATTCATATCAAATTGACTTACTCGGTGGTGATAGCTGTGAGGTCTTTTCGGAGTGTGGTTCGTAGCATCTCGCATAACGGCTGCGGGTATGACCAGTAGCGGAATACGAAGAACAAATTTAAAAATATAGATAAAAATATGAACGAGAACGAAACTTTGAACACAGCAGAAAACCCGCTATTGGTTATACCCGATGTTAGCGGTAGTACGGTGTTTAATTACGACTGTATCGCTATTATGAAACAGTACCCTGATAAAATTTTTGACCTTGCTGTTGTTGACCCTCCTTATGGAATTGGAGCAAACAAAATGCAACTTGGCAATGGTAAGAAGAAAATATACAGAGGCGAAAACGATTGGGATAATGCTATTCCGACTGCTGAATATTGGGAGCAGTTGTTTCGGGTATCTAAAAATCAAATTGTGTGGGGTGGAAATTATATGACTGAATACCTTAAGCCAACAGGAGCTTGGTTATTTTGGGATAAAGGAACAGGCGATAATGACTTTGCAGACGGTGAATTGGCTTGGACAAGTTATAATGGAGCGTTACGAAAAATAACCAAGAGTTGGGTTGGTGCTAACGCAAAAGCCGATTTATTTATACGACTGGATTTTTAACCGATTTTGTGAGCGTGGAAATTTGATTTTAGATACCCATTTGGGCAGCGGAAGCAGTCGGATTTCAGCACACAAGAGAAAGTTGCATTTTGTGGGATGTGAAATAGATAAACGATACTATGAAACACAGGAAGCAAGGTTCAAAAATTTTATTTCGCAGACAGTTCTTGATTTCGGGTAGTATTACCGCTAACTACCCGCTACCCGCTAATTATTAACGCTTATACAACAATAAAACCTATGAACCTACTAACAGAAATCCGCGCTCAATTCAGCGCAAAGGAATGGATGCAAGCTATCTTCTTCCACATTCCAACGGCATCAGCTACTAAACCAAAAGCAGGTGCGAAACTAACACAACCAGGTAGATGCCACAACTTTAATGAGTTGCATCAGCACTTGATTAATTGGAGAAAGGAGGTGGCCAATGGCTAAACCTAAAACAAGGAAAGCAATCCGAGTGGTGTCCGATGCGTACCGGGATAGCATCCGACCGGCAACCATTCAACCTCAACATTGGGATATGTGGCTTCAATACAACAACGGATTAACTACCACTGAAATCGCAATGGTACACAACACAACTGTTCACGATGTAGTTGATATTATCAGCGATGTTGTCGAAAGGTTAAAGCGCAAAGTGTCAAAGTTAGATGATGACTTCACAAGCGTACACCAAGCCGAAGCGTTCCGAAACAGGATAAAGCAGAATGTTGAATTGGCAATGTTGTCGGGTAGACGAGTGGTGACTATAATGAGTGAGGTGTAACCTTTAAAAATTAATAAAAAATGATAACAGAAGAAGAATTTTTAAAAGCAATAGAAACAGTTAACAATTATAAAAAACAAGTTTATTTGCAACTTGATAGAATGAAAGCAGCATTGGATGATAAGAAGTTTACTCATTTGATTTTGGATGAAAATACTTATATTTATGACGCAGGTTTGTGCTCTAAAATTACTAATATTATGAAACAAAATAATATTAATAAACTTGGTGATTTAAAAAATTATACGAAAGCCGATTTGCGCAATTTTAGGCATATTGGCAAAAAAGGAATTGATGAAATTGAGCAATGCTTATTGCAAGCAGGTATAGTTTTAAATTAACCTTTTAACAAATATTAACAAATACATATTAAATTAAAACCCATATTTGCACCCTAACAAAAACCAAATTCCTATGAACATTACAACAATCACAACAACACTAACAACGTGGCTCAATGCAGACACGGAAGAGAAATTACAGTACGAAAGCGATACTGATGCTTATTACTTTTACGACCACAATGGCGAACTCACAGCATCGTGGGATAGCGTAGATAACGATGACATCATTAAGCTATGTGCAAGCGGTGTTGAAACCGTACATCTTCCCGGCAAAGACTACATTGACAACCCTAAATTCGTTCACTTTGTATTAACTAATAAAGTACTTGCTATAACGGCAAGCAGACACACTACAAGCACAATGAGGTACGAATTGGCAAACAAAGAATTAGGTATGTTCATAGATGATGATGATACGACATATCTAAGAAAAGACACCAACATTGAAGCATCGTGGCCAAGCCAATACAATAATTTTATCTTAAACGCTTTAAAACTACACAATGAAACCAATAACCGATAAACAATACCACAAGGCATTATTAATATGCCAACAGTACAAAGCACAACAGCACGTAACACCGCTCAAATCATTCATCGAGTACAACAAGCACAGAATGAGCAGACGATTAATCAATATTCTTTACAAGGCCGTTGAAATCGGACACGAAAACGTTGAGGAACTGACCGAGCGTGAGCTCATGAGAATTAATATGTGCGGAGTTAAGACTATTGTTGAATTTAACGAACTTGTAAAGCCATGAAAGAAATTATAATCAAATTCAACAGCGACAATGAAATCATTGAATTGTCCGATGATGCCGAGTCATTACCGTGGGCGTTATTAGATGCGATATGCGAGCATTTTAATTACAATGACATCAATATCACCTACGAAGCGGTTGCAAAGCATTACAGCAATCCAAATGGTGAGCAATGGACAGAGCATGAGTATAAATATACATCGGAACAATTCGATGCGTTACCCGAAGCATTACTAACTGAAATACTAATCAATTTAAACAATTAAAAACAATGAACACAATCACAGGAACAATCCGAGAACTTTACAACACGCAACAAGTTAGCGACAACTTCGCAAAGCGTGAGATGGTCATCACCGTAGCCGACAAGTACCCACAACACATTACGGTGCAATTCACACAGGACAGATGCCCAATGCTTGACAAGTACATGGTTGGCGATAACGTGACCGTATGCTACAACTTACGAGGTAAACAATACCAAGGCAAGGATGGCAGCGTTAAGTACTTCAACTCCATTGAGGGTTGGAAGATTGACAGGACAGAGAATGTGCCGTTGACTACAACATCGAATAATGATTTATTTTAACAACTAAAAACAATAACCTATGGAAACAAAAACACACTACAAAGTTCTTAGAAATCCAAACTACATTGGCAGTTGGGATTTAATCAACCCAGATGGCAGCTACAATGATAAAGTAGTTACCATTTCGGGCGTAAAGAAAGAAATGGTACACGATGGCAAAGGTGGCCAATCCGAGTGCATGACCGTGGCATTTGCCGAGTGCAAGCCGATGGTATGCAATTCAACCAATGCAAAGCAGATAGCCAAACTTGCAAACACTCCATTCATTGAGGAGTGGGCAGGCAAGCAAATCATCTTAACCGTGCAAAGAGTTAAAGCATTTGGTGAACAGCACGATGCTATTCGGGTGTCAAACAAGCCAGTTGTTAAACCGACATTGGAACTGAACACACCGACATTCGACAAGGCGCGTAAAGCCATCGAAACGAAATCAGCAACGGTTGAACAAATCAAGAAAAAATACATTTTATCAGCGGAAGTGGAGGCCGCTTTATTAACCAATGGATAGACTATTTAAAATCAGATGCTCCCAAATCGGTAAGATTATGGGCAACGGCAAGGGCGGTAATTTACCGCTCACATGCCAAACTTATCTCAAAGAATGGTATGCCAATGACCGTGAAGAAATACGCAGCAAGTACTTTGATAAAGGCAACATGGTCGAAAACGAACTTATAGAAATGGCAGCCGATAAACTTGGCTTCGGGATGGCAGAGAAAAACATTGTAAGCATGCATGATGAATACTTCCAAGGTACGTGCGATATTGATTTACATGATACTATTATTGATGTCAAAGCACCGTGGGATATGAAGTCATTACATGATAGCATCACTTCGCCAATCAGCAAGGACTACGAATTACAAGGTCGCGGTTACATGAGGTTATACAACAAGCCGAATTTCATACTGTTTTACGGACTTGTTACCACTCCAGAAGAAGCTAACTATGGAACTGAAATCAGTTACGATGATATACCCGATGATTTACGTTGGGGTGCATTCCACATCAAGCGCGATGTTACCATTGAAGAAGAAATCATTGCTAGAGTGATTGAGTGCCGGAAGTGGTTGGATGAATATCATGAGTTGGTGCAAAGTAAACTTGGAAAATTGATTTCTGTTTAGTATATTTGCATACCAAATAACCCGCCAAATTGAAACGATTTAACAACATAACCCCTATCTTAGTATTGCCCCTTGGCGGGTGGCGTACTTTGGTAGGGGTTTATTTAATTTTACCTATATGATTTCAGTTTTTAAAAGTGCTAAAAGTACGCAATCCGAAAAAAATATTGAAATAGATGCCTACTTTGATGGCATACAAAATGGCCTATGGCAAGATGAGGTATTGAACTATCGTGCTGGGCGCAGGCAAAAAGAATTGACTACTTGCGTGACAATTTCGGGAGCGTTTACTCAAAGAAAAGCCGACAAACTTTTGCAACATTCGGGTTTTATTTGTTTAGATATTGATGCGAAAGACCAAATTGCAACCATCGACATTGAGCGAATAAAATCCGACATTTATGTGTATGCCGTGCATCGTTCACTTTCGGGAAATGGGTTTGCCGTATTTGTGCGCATAGATGGTGAGCGACACCTTGATGCTTATTTAGGTTTGGAGCATCACTTTATGCTTAACTATTCGATTGTGCTTGATAAAAGTTGCAAGGACACAAGCAGATTACGTTTCGTTTCTTATGACCCCGACATTTACATCAACAAAAAAGCAAAAACGTTCAAAACCTACTTAAAGAAAAAAGACAAACCGAAGCCAAAGCCGGTGGTTGTTAAAACTGATTTTGATGAAATGGTGGTCAAGGCAGCACCGATGAATTTGTTTGATGAATATGCCGACTACATTCGACTTGCATTCGCCTTGGCTACGGAATTTAGCGAAAGCGGTCGCAGGTACTTTCATACCTTATGCCAAGCATCACAGAAGTACAATGAGAGGCAAGCCGAGCGTGATTATAACATTGCTTTGACACGAAGCCAAACAGGTGTTTCTATTGCATCAGTTTATTATATCTTTAAGCAGGCAGGAATTCAAACAACATCGGAACGAACCGAGAAAATTAAGTCAATTGTAAAGTTAGCCGATAACCCAAAAGAAGCACTTGAAAAATTAAATATTCCTTTGACGGATGCCGAGCCATTTATTATCAAAAATGAGCAACGTGGCGAGCCGACTGAAATAGACCAAATTGTTGAACTAATAAAATTGAATAGTGTTAAATTTAACGAAATCACACGTAACTTTGAATTTAATGGTGAGGAAATGACAGACCGTGTGCTTGCAAATTTTTACACAAAGGTGTGGCAAAAGATTGATGATGGTATAAGCAAGGATAAGATATTTACTTTGATACAAAATAGGGATAATTCAATAAGCTACAACCCCATCCGTGATTGGTTTGAAAGTAATAGTCATTTGCAAACCGACAATGAATTTGAGAAGTTAAAGAGGTGCTTTAAGATTGAGCAGTTAATCTATGAAAATGATGGTGTGTACAATTTTGACCAATACCTTGATATTTATCTAAAAAAGTGGTTGCTTGGTTTGATTGGGTCGGCTTATGGAACTTACTCATTGATGATTTTGGTCATTGCCGGTGAGCAGGGCATCAAGAAAACTGAATTTTTTAGAAATCTTTTACCGAAAGACTTGCGAAAGTTTTATGCCGAAAGCAATTTAGATGAGGGCAAAGACAGTGAAATTTTAATGACAAAGAAATGGCTAATTGTTGATGATGAGTTTGGCGGGAAGTCAAAAAAAGATGCTACTAAATTAAAAAGATTGAGCAGTCAACAAACATTTAGCATCCGTATGCCATACGGCCGAGTAAGTGAAGACCTATTGAGGTTGGCAGTATTGGGTGGAACATCAAATGATGCCGAGGTAATTAATGACCCGACAGGGAACAGGCGTATAATACCCATAAATTTGATTAGCTTTGATTTTGATGCGTATTTAGCCATTGATAAGGATAAACTATTTATCGAACTTTATAACGAATGGAAAGCCGATAAAGAGGGATGGTTTTTAACTAAAATACAAATTGAATACTTGAACAAAGCCAATGAAAAGAATATTGAAGTAATGGGGGAGGTTGAGGTTATTAATAAGTATTTGACTCCAGACCCTATATCAAAAATGACCAATACAGACATCGTGCTTGAAATCCAAAAATTGCACCCAAGTTTTAAAACAAACTCTAAACGAATGGGGCAGGCATTAAAAAAATGTGGGTATGAACAGCATATTTTGAGAAGCGGAAATAAAATAATTAGGGCGTATGAGGTAAAAATCAAAGGAAGTGTAACAAGTTACTTTATTGATATTCAAGATGATATATTATAAATGTTACACGTTACGTGTTTACACATCGTTTTTGAAATGTTATAGGAATAAAAATATGTGTGCGTGTGTGTGCGTGTGTGCGTGTGTGTGTATGATATGTAGTAAATTATGTGTAATAATGTGTAACATCTGTAACAAATCAATAGAAGTCAATGTTACGCATGAAAAAATTAAGTGAAACAAATGTAACAAGTGTAACAATGTTAAGAGAATACCAAAAAAAAGCAATTACGTTAATTGAGAGCAACCAAAACAAGAATGTTGCACTCCAAATGCCAACAGGAAGTGGCAAGACCTACACATTTTGCGAGGTCGCTAAAAGGCACTATGCTGTAAACATCACAAGCGTGCTTATTTTAGTGCATAGGCAAGAACTATTACAACAAGCTAAAGAAAGTTTAGGAGAGCGTTGTTTTTTAATTGAGGCAGGCATTAAGTCAATACCCGGTGACTATGCTTATTATGTGGGGATGGTTGAAACGGTGAACAGGCGGTTGAAAATAATGCCTAAATTTGGTTTGGTCATTATTGATGAGTGCCACATCGGTAATTTTAAAAAGATGCCATTTTTTGAGCAAGAACATTGCAAAGTATTAGGTGTTACTGCGACTCCCATTGCTGAACATCCATTGGCTAACTATTACGCTGAATTATTGCAACCTGTGACCATTACTGATTTGATTAATGATAATTACTTATTGAATTGTGATGCCTATGGTTTTGCCAGTGATTTGGTTGGTGCGCAAAAATTTAAGGTCAAGGGCGGTGATTTTGATGAAGCACAAATGGAGGAGTTTTATTCAAGCGAGAAAATGGTTGCAAATGTGATTGAAAGTTATTGGAAATTATCGGCAGGCAAAAAAACGCTGATATTTAACGTTAATCTAAAACACAATGATGCCGTTTACTATGCCTTACTTTCGGAAGGATTGAACGTGTATAAGTTAACAGGCGAAACAGAAAAAAAAGAACGTGCCGAGATATTGCAGAATTTTAAATTGGAACGTGATGCTATCATCTGCAATGTAGGTGTGTTGACCGCTGGATTTGATGAGCCAAGTATTGAAACGGTAATACTTAACAGAGCCACCAAGTCATTGTCATTATACTTGCAAATGATTGGCCGAGGGTCACGGTTGCACACAGATAAGGATAAATTTACCGTGATTGATTTGGGCAAAAACACCATAAGACATGGACAATACACAGATTATTTTGATTGGCAAACATATTTTAGAAAAGGCACTAAAAAAGAAAATTCAAGTGCAGGAATGTCACCTGTTAAAGAGTGTCCAAATTGTGGTCATTTGCAACACACAAGAAAAGTGCAATGTGAGAATTGCGGACATGATTTTGAGCAAGAAAGAAAAGCACAAGAAGGAGAAGAAAAGATACAACAACTCGTTAAACTAACAAGAGAAAAACCAATGAATATACCAACAGAACACCTATTCCAATTAGCCGAGGAGCGCAGTTGGAAACCTTACGCAGTTTTGCACAAAATTTGCGACCATATTATTCAATATGAATTCAAACATTTGCCTATCACTAACCACGAACATTCAGTTAAGATGGCGGGGGAACAGTTGTCTATTTGGTGCAAGAAGTACAAGAAACAAAATAATAAATGGCATCAAGATTTTGTTATAAATTTGCTCAATGAAAAACGAAAAAAAGTTATCGGAGGATAAAATACAAAGTGATTGTTACGTTTGGTTTCATAACACCTACCCAAATTTACGTGGGTTACTGTGCTATAACCTCAACAATAGCAAAAACCGAATTGATGGCGCAAGAAACAAAGCAAAGGGATTGGTGGCAGGTAGAAGTGATATGGTGCTTTACTATCAATCAAAAGCGTACATGATTGAGTTTAAAACTGAAGATGGTGTGCAATCAGCAGGGCAACGTGAATGGGAGTTGCTAATTTGCAATCAAGGGTTTGAATATCACATTATCCGTTCGATTACCGAGTTTCAAACACTGATATTTGCAATTCTAAAATAATTTGTATCTTTGTGAACGTGAAAAACGTGAAAAATACACGAAAATACACTTAAAAATGGGTTTTACTAAAGGAAATAGCGGCAAACCGAAAGGAGCGCAAAACAAACTGACCAAATCAGTAAAGGAAGCATTTGAGATTGCGTTTAATGAATTGCAAGGTGATAAGAATGCGAACCTTGCAACATGGGCAAAGGAAAACACAACCGAGTTTTACAAGTTAGCTGCAAAGTTAATACCGACATCGGTTAACGCTGATTTAACAACACAAGGCGAGAAGTTACGCCTTTGGAAAGTTGAATTTATAGACAATGAAAATAAATAACTGCTATCGCCCCGCACTTTTAAGCCAACATAGATACTTGGTATTGAAAGGCGGGGCGGGCTGATTGGCTCTGGCAAATCAATCGCAGCTATTCAAAAGATAATACTGCGAACCACAACAGAGCGCAATCATCGTATATTGTGCATCCGTAAAGTAGCCACTACGATACGTAATTCAATATATCAGTTGTTGATTGATAAGCTACTTGAATACGATATTTATTCAGAGTTTACTATCAACAAGTCCGAAATGCGCTTTACTCATACACCAACAGGTAACGAGATACTTTGTGCAGGTATGGATGATGCCGAAAAAATCAAATCTATTGCAGGTATTACTTCGGTTTGGTGTGAGGAAGCAACCGAGTTAGATGAATTGGACTTTAATCAATTAGAGTTAAGGGTGCGAGGCGAAACAAGTAACTACAAACAATTCATAATTACATTCAACCCAATAAGTGAACAGCATTGGTTAAAGCGCAGGTTCTTTGATGCGCCCGATGATGATACTTATGTGTTGCATACCACGTACAAGGATAATGCTTTCTTAGATGCTGATTATATTAAGCACTTAACCGAGCGCGTAAAAGCCAACCCGAACTTGCACAAAGTTTATGTCCTTGGCGAATGGGGCAAGGTGGATTTCGGTGGCGAGTTTTTAAAAAGTTGGTCAACTGTTAAGCATACCGGGATTGTAACCTACGACCCCTCACTTGCCGTTTGGCTTTCCTTTGATGAAAACGTTAACCCATACTTCCCTTGTGGTGTATTCCAAGTGAGTGATGAAAACGAAATACGAATGATTGATTGCATTGCGTTAAAGAACCCAGACAATACGGTCAAAGCAATGGGCAGGGCTATAATGCAACGGTTAAGACATTGGAAGCATACAGGGCATGTTTATGTGTGTGGAGATAGCACATCACAAAAGGATGACGTTAAGCAAGAAAAGGGATTCGACTTATTCCGATTGCTGATTAACGAACTTGATGAAGTGAAACCTATAAGGCGCGTGGCCAAGTCAAACCCGAATGTGCGCCCAAGTGCAGATTTCTTCAATGCGATACTTGCCTACAATGAGCAGGGCATATCGTTTACCGTTGATGAAACTTGCAGAGTGGCAATACTTGACTTTGAGAATACCAAAGAAGATAAGAATGGTAAGGTTGATAAGAAAACCGTTACTGACCCTGTTACAAAAGTAAGTTACCAGCCATTTGGCCACATTGTTGACTTAACACGCTACTTAATCACATCCGTATTCCCATCGCAATACACACGCTTCCAAACAGGCATCATCAAACCGCTTGTTGTTGTTGGTAGAGATGCAGAATACAAATCAGCATCAAGATTTTAGTTACATATTTGCCCAATATCGAATTTTTATTTATTATTTCGCATCATGGCACGATTTCTTAAAACCTCCGACTATCTTTCAATAATTCAAACGGTTGACCTCAATCAAATTACCGAGAATAACCCGCAGAACTTGTACGATAGCGAGGTTAAGGCCATAAGTAGAATGAGGACAAAATTAGTCCAAAGGTACATGGTTGACATTGAACTTGGCACGATGGATGCCTATTCAAACAGCCGCCATTACCGTACACGTGACCGAGTGATAGCAGGCGAAGTGATTACACACGTTAAGGACTTCAACAGATGGGATAAGACAACCGAATACGCAAAGGATGATATTGTTACCGATAACAACGGCTTTGTTTACACAGCATTAGTAGCCAACACAAACAAGGCATTGACCTTAACAGCATTCTGGACACCGATGATAGGATATGCCACAACTAACGCAACCTATTGGACAGTTGGTGATAACAGATACCCAATGTTTGTTGAGTTGGCAATGGACATGACCTTGTATAACTTGCACGCACGTATTAACCCGCGTAACATTCCCGATTTAAGAATTGAGCGCAACCGTGAAGCATTGGACCAACTTGATAGATGGGCAAGCGGTACAGATACTGCCGAGGTGTTGAACATTAACACAGCAGATAGTGAGGGCTTTAGCATCCGTTACGGTAACAGTTTAGATAAACAAGATAATTTCTTTAAGTAATGGCTTGGTATAACGATATATTCAACTTTAATAAACCTCAACCTCAAAAGGCCAACATCCGTAAAACGATTGACTTTGAGCAGCAGTTGCAACGTGTTAGGCAAGATGCAACACGCTTTAACATTGCATTGCAATCAGCAGAGTCACCGATGTACCCTAACAGATTTCTGTTGATGCAAACGTATCAACAAATCGTGTTAGATGGGCAGGTTCAAAGTGCAATGTTGCAACGTAAGTCAAAGATATTGTGCAAGAAGTTTATGGTTTATGGCCCAGATGGTGAATGTGATGAAGCGAAAACAGCGTTGTTCAATCAAAAGTGGTTTTATGACTTTCAAAACTTAGCACTTGATAGTATCTTTTGGGGATTTTCCTGCGTACAATTTGGCGCGATCGTTAACGATAAGTATTCAAGTGTTGAATTGATACCGAGAATATACGTAGTACCCGAATTTAGCTTGGTACGCACCAACACAGCAACCGTTACCGAGGGCAAGCACTTTGATGAAGCACCGTATAACAATTGGTGTATTGGAGTTGGCGAGAAAAGAGACCTTGGTTTAATGATGTACCTTGCACCATACGTTATTTGGAAGAAAAACGCAATGGCAGCATGGGCAGAGTTTGCAGAGGTATTTGGCTCACCTATTAGAATAGGCAAAACCGATGTAAGGGATGAAATGACCCGCAAGAACATGGAAAACATGCTTAAAAACATGGGTGTAGCTTCATGGGCAGTGTTGGACCTTAACGATAACATTGAGTTGATGCAAGCAAGCAGGACAGATGCGTATCAAGTGTTTGATAACATGGTTGAAAGGTGTAATAGTGAGATTAGCAAGATAATTTTAGGGCAAACAGGAACAACCGATGAAAAGGCGTATTCGGGCAGTGCAAACGTACACGAGAACGTGGCCGATATGATAGCCAAACAGGACACGTTAAAGATGCAGTTTGTGATTGAAAATCAACTTGTGCCGATGATGATTAGAAATGGTTTTGACCTTGCAGGATGCACATTCAAGTACGATGATAGTGAAAGTTTACCATTAGCAGAGCAGGCCAAGATTGATGCTTCATTCATGCCGTACGTTAAGTTTGACCATGAGTACCTGGAGCATAAATATGGCATTGAGTTGCAGGATGAAATGGGCACCGAAACGGACATCAAAACGGACACCGACAGCCAACTTGAAAACATTGCCAAACGATTAAGAGCCATATACAGCTAATGTGCGGTTACTGCGACATATTGAATATAGATAAGGAAGTTGACCCACCAACACCGTTTGATGAAAATGATTTTAATCGTTTTGCGAATGATGTTTGGATTGGTGCGATTAATAATCAAGTGTTGCCAGAGGGGATTTATCTAAAAACAGCGAAATACTTACGTGATGGCATTGATTTAGCACCTGTTGTTGATGAGGTATTAACTGCGGACTTAACCAATAACATTTACATATTCAGCGGAGCGAAAACGTACCAACAGACACGGACAATGACTGCGATGTTAGCAGATCCCGAATTGAAATCGAACTTTTATAAGTTTAAAGAAGCAGTTAAGCCGATGTTTAAGCTATACAATGAAGATTACTTGCAAGCCGAATACCAAACTGCGAAAGCATCAGCACGTATGGCATCCGATTGGAAGCGTATAGAAGCCGATGCCGATGTGTTGCCGTTGTTGCAGTATCAAACCGTTGGTGATGGCAGAGTAAGGCCAACGCATCAAGCACTTGACAACATTATAAGACCTATCAATGACCCCTTTTGGAAGCAATACTATCCACCTAACGGTTGGCGTTGCTACGATGAAAAAACAAGTATCTACACTAATAACGGGTGGAAGTTATTTAACGAATTGGAGCAAACTGATTTAGTTTATACTTTGAATACAGAAACATTGCAACCCGAATGGCAGCAGCCCATAAATTATATTGCTTACCCTCATGATGGAAAAATGATAGAATTTAAAGCAAATAATTTTAGTTGTGTTGTTACCGAAGGGCATAAGATGTTGGTAAGAAAAAGTTGGGATAGGCACAAAAAAAGAAAAACATTAAAATTGATTGATGCTGAAAGTGTTGCCATATCAGACCAAGTATATAAATCAACTGAGTGGAAGGGCAACGGTAAAGCCTTTATAAAAATAGCGGGCAAAAACATAAGAACTGAACAATTTGCAAAGTTTATGGGGTGGTATTTATCAGAGGGAAGTACCACCAAAAGAAGTGAAAATGCTTATGCTATAAAAATATCACAATCAGAAAAAAAACACTTAGTATTAATATGGGATGACTTAAAAGATTTTCCATTTACGCCATATTTAGCAAAAGATTATATTGGTATAAGTTCAAAAGAATTGGGGTTATATTTGAGCCAATTTGGTAAATCTTATGAAAAATTTATACCTAATGAAATAAAGGCACTCGATAAATGTTATTTAGATTTATTTTTGGACAGGTATGTAAAAGGAGATGGAAATATTACTGCATCTAAGATTATGGAAAGCGGCTACATGAGAAAAGAAAATATTTGCATTCACACAAGCTCCAAAAAAATGTGTGATGATTTAACTGAAGTAATAATTAAATCACATAAATCATGCACAATAAGAAAAGTGCCAACAAAAGGGAAAGTAACTAAGCATCGTAACGGAAGTTACGCTGCAAATCACGATATGTATAGAATTAATATTTTACACTCAAATTATTACAATATACAATCAAATCATGTAAATGAAATTGATTATTATGGCATGGTATATTGTGTTGAGGTTTTAAAGCACAATACATTGCTTGTAATGAGAGATGGTAAGATTTATTGGTGTGGCAACTGCCGTTGTACCGTAATACAACTATCCGAGGGGGAATTAAGCGATATGAGCAACTTTACACCGCCCGATGATGTACCGCCCTTGTTTCGTATGAATGCGGGCATTGATGGCTATGTTTTTAAAGAAAGGGGCAAGGGAAAACACCCCTACTTTGACATTGCAAAGGGTGACAAAGAAGCGGCTAAAAAGAATTGGAATTTACCGATACCGACATAATGGCAAAGAGCAATAAATTCAACCTAAAACAAGCGGAGCAGAAAGCCCGCAAGGCAATGGAAGCGGCTATTGTTGATGTTGGTAACACGGCCAAGGTGTTCTTTGTGTCATCATTTCGCAAGCAGGGATGGGATGATAAGAGTGTTGAGAAGTGGAAGCCGAGAAAGAAAAAAACGTATAAAACGAAAAGCGGTAAAACGGTTGATGATACAACAAGGGCAATATTAGTTAAAGAGGGTGATTTAAAGCGTTCAATCATACGTGACCCCGCAAACAGAGCAGCGTTGAGTATTAAGATACATACAGATTTAGACTATGCGAAAATACATAATGATGGCTTGATGGGCAGGGCATGGGGCAGGCATACGTTTAAAATGCCCAAACGCCAATTCATGGGGGATAGTTACAACCTTAATGAGCAAGTAAAGAAAGTGATTGTTAAACGATTAGATAAGATTTTTAAATGAACATAATTGAAGCCGAAATAATAGAATATTTAATTGTAAACGATTATGAATTAGTTTATGATACATTTGGCATATTTATTGGCATTAAAGGTGGCAATGGTTCATTATTAAGTGCCGAAATAATAGATGAATTAAAGTACATTAGTCAACAAACTTGGTTAGAAAGCAAACATGCAATTAGCAATTTATAATCAATTAAAGGCACGAATTGAAACACTTGCAGCATTGAAGTATGTTGCCTTGTGGAATAATCAATTTGAGCGTGAGGATGTAAACGTACCGTTTAATTATCCTTGTTGCTTCATTGAGTTTGCCAATGCCGACTATATCGAAAACTTACAAGGTCAGCAACAAGGCACGTTAAGTATTGCATTGCATTTAGGTTTTGAGAGCTATAAGACCGAGGACACGGCAGTATTGCAACTAAAACAAGACCTTAACGCACTTGTACATAATTGGTCAACTCCGTATAATAGCAGGTTCTTAAGGCGCAGTGAAATTCAATCATTTGACCATACCAACATACAAGAATTTATCATTACGTACACATTGCAGGGCTTTGATTATTCGGCATCAAGTTTACCGACAACCGAAGCATTGGTTTCAACATTAATCACCAACAACGCACCGCAATTAGAGGATGATACTATCCGAAGCGGAGCGATACCCGAAGCGGTGGCATTGGCAAGTGAATTGGGATATACATTAACAACAGAAATAGGTTATAATCTTATAATACAACAATAAAATGGCAGAGCAAAAAATATCAGAGTTACCAAACGCAACACCGCTTGATGGAACAGAGCAGTTACCGTTAAACCAAAACGGTGTTACATCGTTAACCGATGTAGATGCAATTGTTACCTATACATTGGCAAAAGGTGTTAGTGGCACCTTTACCACCGTTGATAACAAGACAGTAACAGTTACCAATGGCTTAATAACAGCAATAGTATAATGGCCAGAACAGTACAACAAATCAAACAACAAATGTTGGATGCAAAAAACGCAGACCCGACATTATCAACTTTGACCTCAACAAGTCAAACCGCAAAGTGGAACTTATACTACTTCATTGTGGCATCATGTATTGCAGTGTTTGAGCAGTTGCAGGACTTGTTCAAGGTTGATTTAGAAGCCATAGCAAGCACCGCAGCACCAAGCACACCACAATGGACACGTAACAAGGTATTGAAATTCCAAACAGGCGATGTGGCCGAGTTAAACACAACTACATTCGTTATTGAATATCCAACGGTGAACGTGGCCAATCAAATCTTAACACGATGCGCAGTGGTAACAGCACCAAACAGAACGGTATTGATTAAGGTTGCAAAGAATGATCCACCCGAACCTGTATCAGTTGGTGAATTAGCCGAATTGCAAACGTATGTTGAAACTTTCAACCCCGCAGGCATAGCGTTTACGTTAATCAATGAGGATAGCGATAAAATGGAAGTGGCAGCAACGATATACTTTAACGGTCAATACTCATCAGTGATAGATGCCAACGTTAAAGCAGCATTGAACGCATACATGGCTAACTTGCCTTTCAATGGCCGTATAACTACGCAGGCCGTTGTCGATGCAATACAAGGCGCAGAGGGCGTTATCACAGCATCATTGACACGTATATTAGTAAGGCGTGATACCGTTGCTTATGGTGCAGGTGTAACATTGTTTAACCTATCAACAGGTGTGGATAGTGTTACTTATGATACCTATTCAGGTTACGTTGTTGAGGAAACCACTACCAACCACACCTTTGATGATACATTAACTTACATTGTGCAATGAGTAGCATAATAAATACAGACTCGTTTGCGGTCAACTTCCTGCCACCAAAGAAGCGGTTGCCGATATACAAGGCATGGGTTAAAACACTTGTGAAACCGTTGCAAGTGCTATACAATACCATGTTTGGAACGTTCAAAGATGGCAACACAGCACCGTTATGGGTAACAGCCACAGCGTATGGAGTTGGTGACCAAGTGCAATATGAGGACAAATCGGTGTATGAATGTTGGGTAGCGAACACAGGCGAGTTGCCGACCAACACAGATTATTGGTTTAAGATACAAGATAAATTCGTAGGCATTGAACCACGATGCAAGTACAACGCACAGCACTTGTTGTTTGAATGGGCGTTAAACGAATGGTTTGGTACTACGTTTGTAAATGTGCCGGGAGCGAGTGATATTTATATTGACAATTTCGCTTCGGGAAGCAATGTGTTTTATGTTGGTTTAGCTTCTGTTGATAGTAGCGAAGCAGTATATGCCAACGGTGAAGCATTTAGATTTGTGCAAGCATTAAACATAACCAACACAGGAAGCGAGTTTGATATTTACGTTCCAATTGCAACAGCCAACGCATTAACAAATGAGCCACCAGATACAGCACCAAGCATAAGCCAAAACAGAGAAAACATCATTAGGCAGATAGCCGATTTGTACACATACGCAGGAATTAATTATCAAGTTATCACATACTAATCAAAATGAATAAAATAAAAACAACAGACATAACAAGTTCAAGTGCAATGCCTATTAAGAAAGGTAGTTTAGACCATTTGCAAGCGGCATACATTGAAACAATACAAGATGTAAACAAATCATATTGGGCAGGTGATAGAGCAGGAACACAGCCAATGGCTTTACATGGGTGTATCAACACAGGTTCAGGTTCAACATTCATTATAAGTGCAGGCGCTGTAATGCTTGATACTTATGCAGAGGTGTTTAGATGCGATGCTCAAACAGTAACCGTTGCTTTTGGTGATGTGTTAGTAGGTACGATAACAACAACATACTTAACTGCAACAGATGCCGACCCTGTTGAATTTAGCGACAGCACATTAAACAACGTGCATGAAATTCGTAAGATAGTTTGGTCAAGTGGTGCAAGTGGTAGTGGCACGTTTGATTACAATGATTTATATTTTAGAAACAACTTTGACCAAATTTCACCAACATTAGCAGGTGATTTAAACGCATGGACATTAGGCACAGGTTCAGTTGATTTGCGTATATTAGTTGAGTCAAAGAAAGTAACAATAATGTTTGAAATCAACAACACATCAACAGGCGGCAGTAACAACACGCTATCAATGACTGTAACAGGGGTAAGTAATTTTAAGCAAACATCATTTAACCTTGCTTACTTTAACACAACAGGGGCAACGGAATGGGTGTTAGTTGAAGCGGTTGGTGCTACTAACACAGTGCGTTTTACACGTATAGGTTCAACTTTCGGAACATATACAAACACATTAGACCTTAAAGGGCAGTTGATAGCTGAAATAGCTTAAAACCTATGCTTACCGTAATGCTCCGAGATTATCTCTTTGAGCAGATATGACTCTTTAGTGCCTGTACGTTCCACTTCATCAAAGAATTTCTTTTTTAATTCGCCTGTTAAGTGAGCAGTAACGCGTGCTTTGGCAGCTTGTTTCTTTGTGTTTATATCACTTTTTGGATTAGCCATTGTTAGATATTAGTTACTAAACACGTCAAAATTAGTAACTTATTTGGATTAAACCCTAAATATGTTACCACTTTTGCAATATGAAAATCACAAACATATCTAACGACACGGCAACGATGCTTATCTATAAGCATATTGGTGACATTGACGATATGGGCATGGGCATCAACGGTGCTTGGATAGCTGAGGATATTCAATACTTAAATGATAACTATGCAGAGCAAGTAAAGTGCATCAATGTACGCATCAATTCAATTGGTGGAAGTGTTGCCGATGGACTTTCTATTGTGAGTGCAATACTAAATTCAAAGATACCTGTAAACACATACATTGATGGCATGGCTTATTCAATGGCGGGTGTGATTGCTATTTGTGGACAAAAGAAATACATGGCCGATTACGGTACGTTTATGATGCACAACGCTAACGGTGGCAGTGATGAAGAAGTGTTAGGTTTAATCACCAACAGTTTAGCAAAGATATTTGAGCGCAATACCTACCTCACACTTGATAAGTGCAAAGATTTGATGGCAAAAGAAACATGGATGACTGCCGATGAATGTATGAGTTTAGGCATTGTTGATGAAATTATACAAACAAAGAAAATAAAGCCAGCGATGAACGCAACTGTGCGTGAATTGCATGCGATCTACAATAAAGTAATAATCAAAACAGAAACCAAAATGAATAAATTAACTGATTTATTAAAGCTAACCAATGAAGCATCAGAAGAAGCTATCATTGAAGCAGTATCGGCTAAAGATGCAAAGATTGCTGAATTAGAAGCAAGCATTGAAGCGCAAACAGCAGAGTTGAACGCATTAAAAGAAGCCGCCACAGAAGCCGAAAACGCTATCAAAGCGGAACTAATCGAGAACGCTGTTAAAGAGGGCAAGATTGATGCTGCAACCAAAGAAATTTACTTGACAAGCAACAAGTCAAATGCAGAGTTGAAAGACCTTATTGGCAAATTGAAACCTGCATACACTCCGATATTTGACAACGCAAAGAAACCCGAAGCGGTTGTTGGTCGTGAGAATTGGACATTCAATGATTGGTCAAAGAATGACCCGAAAGGACTTTTGGAGATGAAAGAAAACGATGCAGTTGCTTTCAGTGCTTTAATCAGCAAGTTACCAAGCAACTTATCACCGAATTATAACCCTGCAACCGATAAAAAATTCTAATCATGGAAGCAATTTGGAACGCAAACCCGAACATCAACACGATATTCTGCTTTGAAGATGGCAACTGCTTTGTAAAACATGGTGATGCAGCAAGTTACGCAAAGACAACAGGTGCAACTTACAAGCAAGTGAGCAGACCGACAGAGGGTGAAGAACAAATCGAAACTAAACCAACTAAAAAATCAAATAAATAACAATGGCAACTATTAACAACCCATTTGGCGCAGCAGGCACGTTAACGATTGCTGCAACCGGCACAACAGCCGCAACCATCAGCAACAACGAAACCGTTGTATCTTCGTTAACAACACTTACAGGCAATGCCACACTTGACTTGACTTTATCAAGCGAGTTGAAAGCAGGCGCACAATTGCACATTAAAGTAAAAACCACCGCAACTGAAACATTTACCTTTGGAACAGGCATTGATGCGCCCGTTGTTACAGGTGTTGCAGGTAAAACATGGTGTCAATCTTTTTGGTTTGACGGAACTGTGTTTTTACCAAGCGGAGCAAAAATTCAAATTGATTAATAACTAAAAAACAACTAAAATAAAATGGCACTAATAAAAGAAATTTGGGTACAAGATGTTCAAGAAGCATTGAACAGAAATGCGGACTTTTTACCATACTCCGTTGACCACTCTGCGTATATCGCATTCGGAATTGTACACGTTCCTCAATCGGGAGCGAACCCCACAGTATTAAAGAACCCTGCAACGTTCCCGCTTACAATTAGCGAAAGAACCGATACAGACCGTACTTATTCACTTAATCAATTCGCTTTAGAGCCGACATTGATTACTAACTTGGATGAGTTACAAATCAGCTATGATAAGCGTCAATCTGTACTTGGTCAACAAATCAGCACACTTACACAAAGAATTGGTGATGAGGTTGCTATCAGTTGGTCAGCCACAGGTGCTGCTAACATCGTAGGCACTTCGGGTTCAACTGCTGCAACTGCTTTAGCACCGGGCGCAACAGGAACACGTAAACAGGTAGCACTTGCCGACATCGCAGCATTGGCTTCTAAACTTGATAAGGACAATGTACCACGCGGTAACAGAAAGTTGTTAATGTCAACTGATATGTTTTGGGAGTTATTCCAAATCAGTGATGTTATCCGTGCTTCTTACAATGGCTTCCAAAATCAAGGCAATGTATTGCAAACAGGTACCGTTGCTCAATTGTATGGCTTTGACATTATGATGCGCCCAGTGGTGTCTGTTTACGCAAACAGCACAACTTCACCAAAGGCATTCGGTGCTGCAACTGCAACCTCTGATAACTTGGCTTGCATCGCATTCCATTCAACAACTGTTGCTCGTGCGCTTGGAAGCATGAACCCATTGTACGATAGTGGCTCAAACGGTAACGGTAAGCCAGAGTATTTAGGTTCAATCTTCAACATGGAAGTAATGTTAGGTTCTGCTATTTTAAGAGCCGACATGAAAGGTGTTGCCGCTCTTGTTCAAACTTGGGTATCTTAATAAAATCAATCGTTTAACTAAAAAGCCCTGCTCAACAAATGGGTGGGGCTTTTTTAATACCAAATAATAATGGCATTACCAAATATAAATTTTGTAAAATCAACAAGCGGTTTAGGCCGAGCGTTACCCGGCACTGATTACGTCAGCGGGATGCTTCATTACTACGCTTCGGGTGCAACACTACCAACAGGGTTCACAGCAAACGACAGAATAAAGAAGATTTTTTCCGTAGCAGATGCCGAGAACTTGGGCATCACAGGCAATCACTTGGGCGAAACGGCAGCCGTTGCAAAGGCGGTTATCGGTGGAACACCTGCAGCAGGCAACACCGTTAAGATAACCTATACAGGCATTTTAGGAGTTGAAACCGTGCTTGATACCTATACATTAACAACTGCCGATGCAGTAAGTGCGACAACCGCAGCAACAGCATTAAGGGCGGCAATCAATGCAGGAACACAAACACATGGTTTCATTGCATCGGGTTCAACTACCGATTTATTAATTGCAACCAAAGCAGGTGAGGGTATTTTTCCAAACAGTGGCACTCCTTACGCATCAACTGTAACAGGTGGTGGTGTTACAACTACATGGACACAGCCAACAGGCAGCGGTTCAACCGTATTAGGTATTGCATCATGGATTGACACGCTTTACTACCACATTAGCGAGTATTTTAGAATTCAGCCAAAAGGTGAGTTGTACGTTGGTTTATACGTTGAGGAAGCTACTTATACCTTTGCTGCAATAACATCAATGCAGAATTACGCAAGTGGCTCAATTAAGCAGATTTCAGTATTTGAGAAAAACGTTGCATTTAGCACCGCTCAACTATCGGCATTACAAGCAATCTCAAACGCTAACGAAGCCGTTTACAAGCCGTTGCAAATCATGTTGAATGCTGAAATCAGCGCAACAGCAAGCGTGGCAACATTGGTTGACCTATCTACCTCAACTGCTCCAAATGTATCGGTATGTATTGCACAGGATGGCGCAAACAACGGATATTATATCTACAAAGCAACTAACAAATCAGTGGGCGCTATCGGTGCAATGTTAGGTGCTGTTTCATTAGCAGTTGTAAGCGAGTCAATCGCATGGGTGAGCAAGTTTAACATGGCTTTGGGTGCAGAGTTAGACACGATTGCATTCAGCAACGGTGAAGTTTACACAGCCCTTGCAGATAGTCAATTTGAGAGTTTAAACAATTACTCTTATGTGTTCTTGCGCAAGCTAACAGGCATCACGGGCAGTTATTGGAGCGATAGCAAAACAACTGTATCACCTACAAGTGACTATGCAACTATTGAGAATAACCGTGTTTACCAAAAGATTACACGTGTAGTTCGTGCCAATATGTTACCTGCTTTAAGTTCACCATTAAAAGTGAATGCAGATGGCACGTTGACCGCAGCTACAATAGGGTACTTTGAAACATTGGCGAATAACCCATTGGTACAGATGGAAGCCGATGGCGAGTTATCAGCGCATAAAGTTATCATCAATCCTGCGCAGGATGTACTTGCAACAAGCACATTGGAATTAACATTGCAGAATGTACCATTGGGCGTTGCAAGAATTATTAAAATTAATGTTGGATTTGTAAAATCAGTATAAAAACATGGCACAAAATGGACTTCCGTTAATTAACGGCAAAGCGTATGAGTTTGCAGACATTACTTGCATCATACTTGGAACACCAATCATAGGTGTTACCGCAATCGAATACGGTGAAGAAGATGCTACCGAAAATATCTATGCAACAGGGCGTTATCCTGTATCGCGTGGTTACGGTCAAATTACACCGAGCGCAAAGGTTACAATATTGATGAATGAGGTAATGAACATTGTATCAGCGGCACCAAATGGCCGCATACAAGACATTCCCGAATTTGACATCATTGTTACCTTTACCGATGTTAACTTGTTGCCAGTGGTCCATAAGATCCGCAATTGCAGATTTATGAAAAACATGATTGCTTCGGCAACAGGTGACACTTCAATACCAATGGAATTAGATTTAATTGTTTCACATATCGAATTTGTTTAGTAAATTTGCGCAAACCAAATCAATAAACAAATGACAAATATTGAAGAATTAAAATCAAAGTATCCAGGTGTTGAAATCTACACCTTAACCGTAAACAACAGGCAAGGCGCACCCATCACGGTTTACTTACGTGAAATGGATAGGATTGCTTACAAAACCGTTAGCGGTTTAATTGCCAAAGATGAATTGATGGGCGTGGAGTCTTTTTTAAGAACACTTTGCGTTGAGGGCGATGTTAACGCTATCATCAATGACTTTAAAGCGTTACGCAGCGCAGCAATGACAATCTTACCCATGTTGACATCGGAAGCAGGTGAATTAAAAAAAAATTAGACACCGCAAAAAAGTTATTGGAAACGGATGAGTTTGCGCGTCAAAATGCACTCATCCGTTTTTATTTAGAAGTCGACCCCGACACGTTAACGGATGATGAATGGGCAATGCGCTTTGAGGAAATTATGTTTGTATTAAAGTTTAATGGTACAATTCAAGAAAAGAAATGAGCAACAATTCAGTTGAATACATATTAAGTTTAAAGGATAAGTTTAGCAGTGGTATTAAGAGTGCGACTACTAACACTGAAAAGTTAAACGGTGCTATGGGCATGGCTCAAAAGTCGGCAATCGGGCTAAAAACAGCACTTGCTGCTATTGGCGTTGGACTTGGGATAAAAGAGATAATAAGCACCACAGCCGCAATGGAAGGGTTGCAAAATCAATTAAACTTTGCGAGTGGTTCAGCCGAACAAGGGGCAAGAGATTTTAATTACTTGCGTAAAACTTCGCAAGAAATGGGGTTGGATTTTAATGTTGCAGCCACAGCGTTTGCAAAGTTTAGTGGGGCGGCAAGAGGTACATCAATTGAGGGGCAAAAGTTACGTGATATATTTGAAGGCGTTGGTATGGCATCAACTGTCATGCACTTAACAGCAGAGCAATCAGAGGGCGCATTTAGGGCATTAGAACAAATGCTATCTAAGGGCAAAGTACAAGCAGAAGAATTACGTGGGCAATTAGGTGAAAGAATACCAGGTGCTTTTCAAATTGCAGCAAGAGCAATGGGAATGACTACAAGCGAATTAGATAAGTTTATGAGCCAAGGCAAATTAATGAGTGAAGATTTTTTGCCAAAGTTTGCAGCGCAATTAAAGTTAGAATTTGCAGGCGGTATGAGCGCAGCAAGTGAAAGTTTAAGTGCTAATTTAAACCGAATGAACAACGCATTTTTAGAAATCAAGTTAACACTTGGTGAATTATTAATGCCTGTTATACTTACCGTAATTGATGCAATACGTTCACTTACTAATTTTGTTAAAGAACATGCAGTTGCTATATCGTTTTTAGTTGGCTCATTTACAGCACTTGCAGGTGCTATATTTATTTACAATTCATACATGAAAATAGCAGCTATTTATTCGGGTGCTAAATTCATTTGGGGCATTTGGTCATTAGCAGCCGCATTGGATGGGGTAACCGTTGCACAATGGTTGCTAAATACCGCATCGGCTTTCTTTGCGGGTTTAACAGGTGTTGGTTTGTTTGCCGTTGCAGCCGCAGGAGCAGCAGCATTGGCAACAGGCGTAATGGCCGCCAAGTATGCTTATGATAAGTTAAACAAATCAGCCGAAAGTGGTGTTGGTGCTGCTAACAAAGCACTTAACCCAATGGCAGGCGGCAATACCGCCAATGCTGCTAAAACAAGCGCAACCGCTCCCAAAGCCAAAGGCGGCACTTCGACATCCGTTGTTGAAAGTAGGGGAGTGCAAAACTTCAACATATCAATCAAAGAGTTTGGCAATATTGTGTTGAACACTACCAACATCAAAGAGGGTGCAACACAAATCAAAGAAACAATAACACAAGCGTTAATCGAAGCGGTTAATGACTTCCAACTTATGGCAACAAAATGAGTTTAAAGTTTTACATACCATCACCGGCAGCAAAGACAAATTTTCGTACCTTATCAAAGGGTTTTGGACTTCCATTGGTGCAACGTGCGATAGTTGAAGCAAGGAATTTCAATATTAAAACAGACCCACCAGATGCAACAAGTTTATTGGGCACACCTGTTTACGATACGCTATTCATTGAAAGGCCTAATTATACTACATACGAGTTTAATGAGTTTACAAACCAATATGTTGAAACTGTTAACATACTTGACTATAATAAACCCGCAGGGCAGGCCATAACTAATGACACGCCAGATAGCACTATTGGCCTATTTCTTAACGGTGTTATTATTGATGCAACTATTGTAAAGAATATCATTAAAACAGAATTAATCGACCACGTTGGAACGGTTAAGGAGTATATCGGACAAGGTGATATTGACTTGACTATACGTGGCTACGTGGCTACACAAAACCCCGATGAATATCCCGATGTTGAAGCGAGGTTGATTAAGGCATACGCATCGGCTCCTGTGGCATTGAATGTAACATCAAGATTTTTGAATGAGATATTAGGGGTAAACAAAATAGTTGTTGATAGCTTAAACATGCAACAGCAACAAGGGATGCGTAATGTGCAATACTTTCAACTTAACTGTTCAAGTACAGTTGATTACACCATAGCCGAAAAAAAGAATGTTTAGAATAGTTTGCCGTATAATATTAGAACAGCAGGGCAATGGCCGCAATCAAACGTTTATCTTTGATAAGGTCAACAAGGTAACGGTAACACGCTCATTTGACAAGCAAACACAAACGGCATCAATCACGTTACCGCGTAATGTGATATACAACAGCAAGAACATTTACGAGGGCGCAAACGCATTGATGCGCAGGGGCGATAAGGTTACAATCATTGGCGCATATTACCCAAATGAAACAGTTATATTCACAGGTTACATTGCAAAGATTAACAACAACGTACCTATCGAATTATTGTGCGAAGATGAAATGTTTTTATTGAAGCAGGCCATAGCACCGAACTTAACTTTTAAGTCGGTTAATTTGCGCACGTTTATTGCCAAGATGCTTGAAAACACCTCAACACCATTTAAAGCCATCAATGCTGAATTAGGGCAGATACGGTTACAAGGGGCGAGCATCGGCAAGGTGTTGCAAGTATTACGTGACCAATACGGTTTATATTCATTCTTTGTTGATGGCGTGTTAAAGGTCGGGTTGCCATTCTATAAAGATACAGCGCAATCCGCAGTTTTTTTGTTTGAGAAAATGATATACGATGGCATGGAGTTAACCTATCTAAAAAAGGATGATGTTAAAGTCCAAGTCAAAGGCATATTGATTAAAAACAATGACCGTGAGGAGTTTACCTATGGCGACCCCACAGGTGATATTCGCACGGTGTTTCAATATGGTGGAACGAAGGCCGATTTGGATGTTAAGTGCAATTCGTTTTTAGAGCAAGCGAATTACACAGGTTATTATGGCAGTTTCAAAACGTTTTTAGAGCCGAAAATGATACCCGGTGATTATGCCATTGTTGACAGTTGGAAGTTCACAGAGCGCCAAGGAACGTACCTCATCAAGTGGGTAACAACAGAGGTAAGGGTTGATGTAGGT